TTGTTAGAAAAGATATTGGGGTCTGCTTCCAGTGAACCAACCATTCCATTTGATCCTTGCTTAAACTCCGACCCATACACAAATACAGTAGAGTTTGTTGCTGCCGCCATGCTTTGAGATGCCTCATAATAAGCCACCTCAAAAGCGTCAACCGTTCCCGCTGCTGTATCTGCTCCAACTGCTGTAACAATAGCCTTGTTGGAATTGGTACTCCCTGCGGTCTCCTCTGAAATAAAGAGGGTTTGACCTACTCTAAAATTACACGTTACTGCTCCCGCGGTAATCCAAGGGATAGCAGTACCCGCTGTAGCACCCACTCCGTTAGTGGTTGTACAACCTGTAAATTTAGTGTGTAACCTCCCTTGTTCTTCCCATTTGATAAGGTCGGACGTAGAGGGTAATTCTGCTCCCACGAGCCTTAGAAATGAAGCGACTGATCTGTTTCCATATCTTTCAAACTCCTTTTCGTAAGTATCGGGAAGGTATTGCTGTAACCAAGTAAAATCTGCTTCAACCAGATAATTACTAGGCAACGTCGATTTCGATGCCGACGGCGTTAAACTGTACGTCGGACTTGCTGCAACTGATCCTGCCATGATATTTAGTTTTTATTTGTTTCGATTACTTTTAATTAATAATCCAGAACCGTGATTAGTATCCATAGAGCGAACCTTTAGACCGCCTGTTGACAACGACTGGGGAGCTTTTTTAATCGTCATATCGATATTCTTGCTCTCCTTGGCGCTATCTGTGACAGCATCGGATTTGCCTTGCTCATAAAAGAACTTGGCAAACCCATCCGGGTTCATAGCTACGGACAGTGCTCGGTGGTAAGATGCTGCATCCTTTAACAACCCATTATCATCAATATGCTTACTGATGAAGTTGTTGACATCGGACTGCTCTGTTTTTATCTGTTCCGTCTTCGCTGGCTTAAACACCATCTCCTTGTCGTCTATTTTAAATTTGAAACCTTCAAACTTATCACTAAACAATTCAGTGGTCTTAGTAGTGAAGAACTCTCGCCGCTTCTTATTTTCCTCCTCGACACTTTGTGCGTCCTGAACGTGTTTCCTGTATGCCTCGTAGTTCTCTTTGTCTGCCTCTGGAACACCCTCTCCGCTTGACTCAAGCGGGGTATGGTATTGTTCCTTTTGCTTCTTAAAGAACTCCTTAGCCTTTACAAGCTCTGCTTTCTTGGCAATCTTTTTCTTCTTTATATCCTTATCCTCATCCAAATCCTCATCGAACCCAAATTCATTATCCATTTCAAAGGAAAGATCATCGGGGTCCAGGTGTGGCTTGGTATGCTTCCAATATTCTGCCAAGACTTGTTCGGGAGATGCGTCATCAAGATTCCTGTTAACTCTAACAAAATCCTCGATGCCCCTTCCAGTTTCTTTTTTGTACTTTAAAAAAGTAGCAACGTCGTCTGGAAGTTCCTCGTTGGCCTCTCTTTTCTCAAAGAGTTCGTCAACGGAGGTTATCTCCTTGTTATACCTGTTCTTAATAAATGAAAGAACGTCCTCATCGCCAATCTCTTTTTTCTCCTCTTTGGCAGGCTTCTCTTTAGCTTTCACCGGCTCGGCTTCTGCTTCAGGCTCCTTTTCCTCTGATGTAGAAGGCTCCGCGGGCTTCTCAGCCTCTGGCTCCTCGTCTTGAGTTTTGGCGTGTTTTTCTAACACTTCTGCTTCAATCTCCGCCTTTGACTTCTCTTCATCAGCGGAAACTTCTTTTACTGTAAACTTTTCCATTGGATTAAATTAGATTCTCTACAAAAGTAATAAATTTTTTTGATATACTATCGGGGCTCAAACTGGGCAAAATCAAAACCGTCTAAGGAATCCTCATTAGACTCAAAATCAATGGGGGGTAAATTGTCTTTTCGCTGTTGTATCATCTTGGATTGCTGGGTGTTCTGTATCCCTATCCTTTTGTCTTTTGACTCCTCCCTGGATTTCTCTCTCGACTTCAGCCCTTCCTGCTCTACGCCCTTTAGCTGCATATTCATATCGAACTCACGCTGCATCAACCCGTGCTTTAAGTTTGCCTCTGACTTTAACTTCTCTATCTCAAAAGCAATGGTCGCCTGCTGTACCTGTATTTTGGATTGCGTCTCTGCCTGTATGGTCTGTAGCTTGGATTGCGCGGCAGCCTGGGAAGATTGGATGTTCAGCTGGCTCTGCATAGCCATCTCCTTAGCCTTGTTGTCCTGATCCTGCTGCTCTTTGGCTTTCCTTTTTACCTTGAGCAGTTCATTGGCTAGCTTGAGGTTCTTTATCTCGCGGATGTCAATAGCGTCCTCCAGGTTTATCTGGCTCTGCTGCAACGCCATCTGTATATTCTCCTCCAGCTTGGCTTTTTGCTCTTCGTCGGGTGACACCTCAATAAATATGCCAAAGTCAAAAAGGTATAAGTCCTTGATGTCCTCCAGTATGGACACGTTGTATTTCCCTATCTGGTTAGCAAACTCTTCCTTAAAATCAGAATACTCCAATATGTCGGCTATCCTGCACGATAATGCCTCAGACAGCTTGCGTGTCATAAACAAACTCCCGTCAAGAATATGCCTCGTAGCTGTATTGGAGTTTAGTGCCGCCAGCTTCTGTACGCCCACCAAGGCGTCTGGGTCTGGGGTAGAGGCGTCACGCGCTGCATTGAGCCCCGTCACATCTCTTATCATAGACATATAGTGGTTATAGGTGTTCACTAATGCCCCTATTTTTGACATACCGCTGTTGGAGTTGAGCTCCTGTATAGGCACCTTGCCGTGGTTATACTCACCATCCTGGGTGAAGCTACGCCCCACCACGCTACCTGTCTGGAAATACAACCTTAAAGCGTCTTCGGGATTATATGCTGCCCCTGTACCCAAATCCACTTCATTCAATCCATCGGCATCAATATACACACCGTCGGGGACCACCCTTGCTATTACCTGCTGGAGTTTTAAATGGGTTATCTGTATGAGATCGGCAAAGGTCGTCATGCGGCGCACCAATGATTCTATGACGCCCTTATACATCCTTGGCGCTATGGCGATATAGTTAGGGATGGCATATTGTGATGCTGACTTAGGGCGCACCATATTCTTGCTCAGCTCCCATTTTAATAGATACTGGCTCCCCATCACCATCACCCCTTCATACCACACATCAATTGTTTTCTCTACCTTCTCGAACCGTGGCTCCTCTTCCTGTGGTGGGTTAAAGCCTTCGTCCTTGCGTATAACTTTCTCCCCGCCATTGTCCATAAACTTTTTCTTGTAAATGAATTTCTTGGTGGTCTTGTAGTTAAAATACAGGAGGGTAACCACATCCTTGTCAAACAGGTCGTTCTTATATGGAGCTATCACGCCGTAGTAGTTGAACCACGAGGTGCCCAGCTGTTGTATCTCTTTTAAATCTTCTGTGGTAAGACCTGGGTTTATCTTGATAAGTTCACTGAGAGGAACTTGTTTTACCTCGCCCCAATAGAAACAGTCATCAAAATAAGGCGATTCAGTATAGCTATAAACCACATTAGCCGGGTCTACATACTCCACCTTCACCCCTTCGTTAGCCAAGAAAGAGTGCTTACAGCATCCTATGCCTAGGGTAGTGAGGTCATAGTCTATACGCTTGCGGGTGTCGGCATAATGATTCTCCTCTAAGATAGTGTGAATAGCCTCCTCCTCTGCAATTTCTATGCCGGGTTTGTAATTAAGCTGCATATAGAGCGCCAGCTCCTGGTCGCTGTTAGGCAGGGTCTCTGCATCTGCGTTAAAGGCGTCAATGCCAAAATCTTTTTGTGTCTGTTCAAGAAACTCTTTAGCCACCATATCTGCTTCTATCATCTCCTGGTGCGAGTGTCTCCTCTCGGCGGACATCGCATCCTGGGCATATGCCTTGGGGGTGAACATCCTGTCGTTCATCCCGTTGACGACAATATCAACAAATTTAGGTATTATAGGTACTGGGGTCCAGTCAAGGTTCAAATAAGAGAGGTCTCCGTCTATAGCCAGCTCGTTTTTATACTTACCAACGGACTGCTCACCACGGGCATAGAGCCTTAAACGGTGAAATTCTACCCACTGGTTGTAGTATCTGCAACTGTTTCCATCCCTTCTGAACCACTCATATTGAATAGACTGCCCTATCTTTAACCCAAACTCTTCACTGGCTTTTTCTGTATCGGTAGCAAGTTGCCCTGGAAAGCTGATGGGGTTAATGGCGATGGCTGCGTCTTTTCTCATTTATTTAATTATTTCACTAACATTCCCACTATTATGATATCTTGCAAAGTTAATGCTTATTTTTGATTCTTTTTTAACAGGTAAAAATTTGTCTTTTTGGTTAGCCATTATCGTCAATCCTGAGCTTATGGCGGCATCGTGCATCGTCCTTTTATTGATATTAAAACGAGCCCAGTCTTTTAGGGTGCGTGTAAAGAACATCGACCCTATCTCATAGGGATCGCGGTAAGTACCTTCAGAATCCAGCCCTACATATTTCTCGATATGCCCCTCAATGCAGGCGGCGTGTGCCTGCTTGATATCTTCTGACGTATTAGGGATGCCTCCCAGCTCGCGCTCTGTCTTGGACAGCTGGCTTTTCTGTTTGTCGGGTCGGTTCAAAGAAAATGCCCTATACCCCCTATTCTTAAAATGGTACAGGAGCCTGGGCTTGTTGTTCTCTATTAATATGGGCATCCCGTAAAACACGCAAGCCATAAGCACATCCTCGAAAAATATCTCTGCTGTCTGTGGTCTCGCAATGTATTCTAAGAAAAATTCGTTAGACGGCGCTCCTGACATATTAAATTTTGTCATCCCGTGCAAAGCACCCTTTGAGCCTCCCCCTCCTACTGTCCCTGAAATATCATAGGGGTCACAGCCAAAGGCGCCGATATGCTCATTGTTAGGTACTTTATTCCCGTTCCTCACCGTGTAATTATTGCGCCCACTCACATCAGGCATCCACGATACCAGGAACCTCCCACGGGGGTCAGGCGTCCACACCACCACAGTGTCTCTCTCCCCTCCACGCCAATGGAACGCGCCCTGGGTAAGGACGTGGTCTTTTATCAGCGAGTCATTATAGTCTATCTGCTGGTATATTTTAGTGAGGTTGAACAGCGATGATTTGCTCTCGTCTCTGAAGGCGTGCGATTCTGTGCGGGGGAACTGGCGATAGAACTCATTTAGGGTGTCTGGATCAGCTTTGAGCGAGTCGACCTCGTTCTGCCAGAAATCAAGAACCCCCACCTCTATCCATCCACCGTCAACACCTTTTACTGGCTTTGGCGGGGTTTTAAATACAGGATGTCCATACTCATCCATGTACCCTTCAAAATTCCACTCCATAGGTATGAAAAGGCAATATAGCCCCGACTTGGTCTGGCCATTGGCGTTCCTACTGTCCGGGCGCGAGTCCTCGAAAATCTTCTTAAAATCCTCTCCCCCCTTGTCCATTGAGTTGGCTGTAGAGCCCATAAGGCACTTGCCCACTATGCGGCTACCCAGGCGCAGGCAGGTCTTGGTGACCCTCCAGTTGTTAAGGATATTCTCCGGCTTATCCCACTTACCCGACTCGTCATGTATGAGCCTCAGGAGCTTCTCCCCGTCATAGCTGTTATCGGCAGTGTTCTTCCAGTCTATCACTGTATCCAGCCCCTCCACATCAACATCATCTGTGGAGAACATATTTTTCTTTGTTATCTTGGAGGCAGGCACCCTGTATCCCAGCTCTGTCTTGGGCTTGTCCATACCATCCTGTATGGGCTTGAAAAAGAAAGGGTAGTTGCTGGAGATCGGCACCACCTTGTCGGTGAACATTTTTTTAGCGTCACCACCTGTCTTGGAGAGTATGCCTATGCGCGCATCCTTGCTTATGGTGGCGGTGCTCACCGCCTCACACGAACTCATAAAAGAGAATCCTGAACGCCTATTCTTTAGATAGCACATCCCATAGCTGCGGTTGTCGGCAACGCAAGCCTCCCAGAAAAGATAAAATATCCTGTTCGCCTCCCTGAACTCAGGCTTGCCCACGTCAATTTTTGTCCACTGCAGGTACATATAATGGGTGCCGGTGATATATGTTTTCTTACCATTATTATAGAACCAGTGCCCGTATTCGCGTCTATCAAATTCCTGCTCTATAAAGTCAATGTGCTTTGCCTTGAACTCGTTGTCCATCTTGTTCCAGTCAAAGATGGTCCTCAGGCGCTTTAAAATTTTAGGGTACTCCACTGAAACCCATTTGTTAGTGCTGTCGTCGAGTGTTTCGGGGGTGGGGGGAAGTGCTATCTTAAGACCGTTGATGACATACACCTCGCCAATGGTGCCTGTCTTGGAGATGACAACAACATCATAATTTGGGTCATAGCCGTACTTCCAGCTACGCGCCTTATTCTTGATGCGTATAGAGGTTTTGTGGATTGCCTCGCTATCCACAGAATATAATTCATCCATTTACTTTGCCCTTCCTTCGGCAAACCCCTGGGATGTGGTGGAATTGGCAGTGAGGGAATAGCCCTCCAGGTTCTCCCTTTCCTCCTCTATTCTTTTGACGATATCAAAAGCGTCAAAGATAGCTAGTTTCTTGGTGGCGGCGGCGTTCTTTAGCCTGTCGGCAGCCAGATCATCTTCAGGGTCTGGTTTAATAATATCTTCCTTTGCTACTTTAATGAGTTCTTTGACTGCAGCCTCACCTGCCTCGATTATATTAAATTTTAGCGATTTTAAATCTTTACACATATGTTTCGGTTATACATTCTATAGAGGGTTTGTCCATCTATAATAAATTTATACTCACTTTCAGGCTGAAAAGATACAACATCTCCCTCTTCTACGCCCATACCAACTAAAGTTTTATTGCCATAAACAATGACTCCCTCTAGTGGCTTAAGGTTATGATCCTCCGCGTTATGGTTAAAAAGAGTATTGTCATCGCTTTTTACCGGGGACACAAAACAGCAGTCCCCTGGCGCCTCCCACCCATCGCCCCTATTATAAAGGAAGAACTGGTCATGGTCTATTAAATAGATATCATCTTTGAACAGGGATGGTCCCGACTGCTCACGCCCCTTTAT